AGTAAGAAAACTGGCCATAAAGTCACTTCTATCTTTAAAAGCAATACATCCGTGAATATCAGGATCTTCAAAGAATCTATTCCATCCTCCGATGTCTTTTCCTCTTCTTCTGATTCTTTCACTGACTTTTGTCTCAAATTTCTGAACGACCTTAAGATCTACAGTATCTGCAGAATTCAACCGTTTATCCTCATCAAGTATTCCTTCCAAATTCTCAAGTTCATCAAAGAAATCCTCATCTTCAGGAGGTCTATTATTCCTAATTTCCTCATCTTTGATACGTTTGATAGTTTCAAGATTAGACGAGTGATCTCTTTCTTTCTTCGCTCTTCTATCTCTCAAAACTTGAACTAACTCTTGAAAGGTATACACAACACCCGTACTTCTCTTGTTAGTAAGATCCCACTGGCAAAATCTAAAATGCTCAGGAGAAAGTTTTACTTCACCATTCTCCATAGGGAGCTTGTTAAAGTCTACTTTTCTCTCAAACTCATTTTGACTTGGATCTATACAATACATATCTAAGGGTACCACACGATATACGTTATTCTCAAATCTTCTAACCACTGCACCTGAATCAACTATACTTTGTAATTGAAATTCTTGCAGATTGGTTGTACAGAAAACGTATTTGGATTTAAACCATACGGTACCTTTTTCTTCTACACCTGCCATATGGCACATGTAGGGTATTGTATTAACAACAGAAACCAATTCTCGGAACTCACTATTGACAGCTCCGGCTACATCTCTAGTCTGACCAAAATCATCGTAGATTGTAACATCTTGACCAGAATAAGCATCCCAATATTCTGTAGCAATGTTACGATGATAAGCTGGTTTAGGATCATCTGAAATGACAGTAGCAAATATATCAATCCACGTTGACTTCATCGTGCCAGGAGCACCTTGAAGCAACATAGCTACAGGTTCAATTCGCTTTGTCATTATTCCTGGTTGAACATGCCTTAACATCTTTTCAGTGTCATGCAAGATTTTCACTCTCCGACTAATAACACTAGAAACACCTGCTGTAGGCTTTCTAAGTGAAAAAGACTCACAAGTCTTTTTCATGTTAACTACTTTAACGTAGGTATCATTATTTGCAGGAACTGTACCAGTAGATAAACCAGACATAAGGTCATCCATATCTTCAGCAAATGTCTGAATCTCACTATTCGTTAAGCCTCCCAAAAAGAAGCTATCTGGAATAATGTAAGTATTCAAACAATGTTTAGCACATTTATTAACTAGATCAAAAACAAAGGTTAGTATAGATACTAAGCCCCCTGCAAATC